GCCCTTCATCCATATGAAATTTAGTCATTCCGTGCAATGCTCCATTTGAACCTCCTCCACCAACTGTTCCTGATATATCGTAACTATCACAACCAAATGCTCCCATGTGTTCATTCTTGGGATATTTTACCCCTCCCTTTATATAATATTTGTTTTGCAAATGTTTGTTTGGAGTCCAAGAAACATAAAACCTACCTCTATCGTTTGGAGAAAAAATAACCTCTGTATCTTTTATTCCATTTTTCCAAGAAAAAGACCCCTTAGTAATAAATCTATCTTTTATTAAGGAATCGTTATAATCTATTTGCTGATAAATTTTTTGTAGATTAAACAAAGATTGCTTGCTCTCATCTCTAAAAGCATGAGACTCAGTTCTTGGAAATTGTCTATAATATTCGTTCAATCCGTCAGGATCTGATTTCAACCCTTCTACTTCGTTATTCCAGTGGTCTATAACCCCTGTATCAATAACTTCTCCGTAAGGGCCAATGCAATCTTCCTGTGGGGTTTCGAATACAGGCATTCCATAAGAATCAATGAATCCCTCGTAATTCCATTCCATAGGAATGAACAAAGAATATAATCCTGACTTAGTTTGTCCATTCTTATTTCGTTTTCTAACATCTGAATCGTTGTAAAGTTTTTTAAAATTTCCTCCTCCTTTTTCTAAAGAATTAGAGGTTGAACCCATCATGCATTTTCCTATAACTCTAGCACCTAACCTTAAACAGGTTTTTGTAACTCTCCAGTTGTTTAGTATGTTATCAGGCTTTTCCCACTTCCCACTTTCATCGTGAGCTAGTAGTTTTAATTTTTCCCCATCGTACGAGTTGTCCCCTGTGTTCTTCCAGTCGATTGTGGTATCGAGACCTTCAAGTTCTTTGACTGCTTCGTTCGCATCCAATTTTTTTCTTGTGAGTTTGGAGGCAGGTACTCTATAGGCAAGTTCTGTCTTGGGCCTGTCCATACCGTCCTGGATGGGTTTGAAAAAGAAGGGGTAGTTGAGTGATATCGGTACGACCTTGTCGGTAAACATCTTTTTAGCATCCGACCCAGTTTTTGACAATATACCATAACGTGAATCTCGTGAGGTTGTTGCCAAATGCACGAGTTCCGATGAGGACATGAAGCTAAACCCAGAGCGCCTGTTTTTAAGATAGCACATTCCGTACGATCTTGCGTCTGATTTACAAGCCTCCCAGAATATAAAGAATAATCGGTTTGACTCCCTAAAGTTTGGCTGCCCAACGTCAATTTTGGTCCAGCGCAAGTACATGTAATGAGAGCCAGTAATATAAGAAGGCTTGTCTTTATTAAAAAACCAAAAACCTTGTTCTCTTCTTTCAAACTCTTTGTCAATATAGTCATACCATTTTTCTTTAAAATTATCAGGATATTTATCCCAATCAAATACGCTTTTTATTTTGCTTAACTCTTTTGGGTATTCTATTTCCTCCCAATAATTTTTTTTAAAACGATATACATCTTTTTCTTTAGGTAAAGCAATTTTTAAATTTTGTATTTCATATATCTCACCAATCGTGCCATCTTTAGATATAATAACTATGTCGTATTCTGCATTATATCCGTAGTTCCATAACCTTTTTTTGTTATTAGAATTTATTACCTTTTCAGGCACAACGTCTTCTAGTATTTTATATAAACTCTGCTCGTACATTATTTTGACCTACCTTCAGCAAACCCTTTAAAGGAAGAAGCTTTGCTTTCATTTTTATTACTTGTAATCATACTGTTTTCTTCTTCAATCTTAGATAAGATTTCAAAAGCATCGAATATGGCTAGCTTTTTTGAAGCTGCCGCATTTTTTAGTCTATCTGCTGCAATGTCAGGCGCAAGTCCATCTAGGTCTTTTTTTAATATACCTTCATTTGCAACTTTAATTAATTCTTTAACAGCTTTTTTTCCTGCTTTTATAATCTCTAATTTTAATTCAATATTATTCATAGCATTAAAGTTATATTACTAGTAAACATTCTGTATAATTTCTCTCCATCAACAGTAAATTCATATTCGCTATCTGGTTGAAAAGAAACTTTTGTTCCCTCAATAATACCGTTTTGTATTAGATTTTTATTCGAGTATTTAACCACACCAACTAATGGTTCTTCATCTTGATGTGTTTTTAAATATTTTTCCTTTTTAGGTATAGGCTTTATCATGCAATATTTAGAATGACATGACCATTTAGTACCATTGTGATACATAAAAAACTGATCATAATCAATAAAAAATAAATTGTCTTTAAAAAAACTTTTACCGCTTCTTTCTTTTCCTTTCATATCATTATAATATTTAAAAACATTATGATGAACTAAAAGCGTGTCCCCTGGAGAAACTTCTCCTGAATAGTTTATAGGCACAGAAATAACTTCTGCATATCGATTTGATGAGGTATGATCTTCTTTAGATGTACTTGTTATAAAATCAACGTTTCCAATCTTTTTAGTGTTGTCATACCTTTTGTCATTGCATGGTTTTACAATGAAGTAAAAAGGTGATTTCATTCAAAATTAATATTATATTCAATTGATACTGGCATATTTGAATTAAACTCTTTCCAAAGAAATATTTCTCCTTTGTCATTTTCAATCCATATTTTTATAGAGTCGCTCTCTAACACATGCTTTATTAAGTGAATATAATAATTTCCATTTAAAATTGCTTGATTGACTATGTAGTGCATAGCACTAGACTTATAGTCTGCTCCTATTGATATTTTTCTTATATCCATTATATTTAATTTTTATTCTATAACAACAGATACTACTTCTGGTGTTATTGTTTTATCTAATTCATTTTTTGCGCTTTCTTCTATTTCTTTTACAAGCTCTTCTCCTAAAAAGTCTTTAGTCCAAATGGTCAAAACTTCATTGTTTAGTTCAGTTAATTCTATAAAATTATCTATATCCTCTAAACTTAACAAAACATCTCCTGTAACGGTAGCATTATAAAAAGTACCTTTAAAGTCTTTTAGAGTTGACAAAGCTGTTAGTCTCCAATTTATTCTGTAGATTACATTTTCTTTTTCTGAAAATTCTTTATAAACATCTACATTTCTACAATCCCAATTATATTCTATCATAATATTTTATTTTTAAGGTGGTGTACAAAATCCCCTATCTTTTACAAAAAAATTAGCTGCTTTACTATCATAAGCTACTAGAATCCATTCTCCATAACAAATAGAGGTATAATAATACCCTTGTCCTATTCTACAATTAGATCCTGTGTTGTTGCTGCAAATTAAATCACCAATATTAATACAAGTACTACTTGGCCCAAACCAATATATCGTTGTATTAGGTTTTTGACCACAAAACTTGGAGCTTTGAGTGCTTACAACTCCATAAGCATTAGCTGACCTCCACACTTGTTGATTTCCATAATTTCTAAAATTTAATAAATTATCTTTATTTCCTGCATATGCAGGATCAAACTGAGCTGAGTCAGCATTTGAAAACAAAGCTTTTAAATCATTGTAACTACCAACAGCGTTCCTAACGTCATCCATATCAAATGTAGTTGTATCAGGTACGCTTGGCATTATTTTTCAAGTTTAGCTAATCGAGCCTCTAGTTCTGCAACTTTAGCTATTAATAAATCTACATAAGCAACAGATTTATATCCATCACTATCTGTTCTTACAAATTCAGGATGCTGCTTTTCTAATTCTTGAGCGACAACACCTGTTCTATATTGATTAGGAAATGTTTTTAATTTAAACGACTTCCAATTTGCATTTATAGCCAATGGCTCTAAATCTTTAATGTCTTTTTTCTTTCTTTCGTCTGAAGATAATATAAAGTTAGTTGCAGTTACAGTTGAAGTAAACCTACCTGTCCCTGTTACATCTAAAGTATTTGAGGGATTTGTATTATTTATACCTATTCTGTTTGCATATGTAACACATAAAGCTGTTGACCTACTTGTATCTGAAGTCCCTGTTCCAACAGCAAATGCGTGTCCTATTGATAAAGCGTATACATTATACTTACCTACAGCAGTCTGACCTTGTCCATTAGCTCCAAAACCACTCGTAACAGAGGTTGTTGTTCCCAATCCTAAAGATATATTAGCAATACCATTACTTGCTGTAGCTCCTTGACCAAATGCCAAAGCAGCTCGACCAAATGAGTTTGAGTTTTCTCCTCCTGAAAAAGAATTGTCATTCCAAGCGGTAGATTGAAATCCCATTGCCATTGATTGATTAGCGGTAGTTAATCCTCCACCTGTAGCAGTTGCTCTTCCAAAAGCTTGAGAGTAATTTGCGTTCGCTATACATGTTTGTCCAAATGCTAAGGACGCTTCTCCTTTTGCTTCAGTAAAAATTGTTGATGTGGCAGGATCTGTATTGCCGCCTGCTAAAGAAGCCACGCCTGTTGCCTTACATTGATAGCCCATTGAAGTCGATAGATTTCCATCGGCTAAAGTATTCTGACCTGTCGCTAATGCGGCAAATCCATTATTATAATTTTCAAAACCTATATTGCAGTTAAAGGATGCACCTGAAAAATTTGTATGTAAATCTCCCAGGCTAGATGCACCAATAACTATTAAGTCATTTAAATTCCTTATTGCCATTTAATTATTTTTATTTATTACCCTACATAGGTAAGCAACACTTGGTAAGCGTTGTTTGCAACCGTTCCTTTGAACTTAACTACAAGATTTGCACTACTTCTAGTAACTTCAGCATAAACAGTTTCTCCTGCAGCGCTTATAACTTCACATTTTACATCTAAAGCAACAGCTCCACTAAATGAATTTGTTACATTATATGTAAATGTAGTTATGCCTCCTACCGTACTACCACCTGTCAAAGCTACTCTATCTCCTAAAGCTGTTTTTGGGTCTGCTGGCGTTGCCCATGTACCATCACCTCTTAAGAACGTGCTTGAAGAACCTCCTGCAGGAACGTGACCTACATCGCTACCTCCATCATATGCCATTGACTGAACCTTAACAGCCCCTGTAGTTGGATTAACTACAATTGGCGTTCCTGTTGAAGTACCTGGAGAAATTTCATCTACACTAGATACTGCTTGAGTATTTGTATCTACCCATGGAACGTTAACTACTAAGTTATCTCCTGAATCAACTTGAACTTTATAGGTTCTTAAGGACGTAGTACTTGAAGCGTTAGCGGCAACTGATTGAGTTCCATCAACATTAGCATTTATGGTGTTACCTGATAAACTTAAACCTGTACCTGCGGCTCTTTGTGTATTGGTGTCTGTTGGTGTTACCCATGAACCATCACCTCTTAGGAAAGTTGTACTTCCACCTCCTGAAGGGACAATACCTAGTGTAGAGCCTCCTCCGTATATGTCAGAAGAAACCCATCCGTTTGATGTTACATTAAAATGAGCTGAATTAAATCCTGCAATACCTTTGGTAGTATTACCATCTGTACTGTTTGCCGTAGCAACTCCAATGTTATCTTGAACAACTGTCCAATCAGATAATGCTGTTGGAGCATCTGTTTCAGCAATAAGTAAATCACCATCTTCAACTGTTTCTCCAAAGAATTGTCCTCCAGTTGTTACTGCATATGTCCAACCTTGTTTGATAGATGCACTTGGATTTGAATCTAAGTCAGGAACATTGGTTGCTGCATTATATCCTCCTTGGAATATTAAAGCTCCTGAACCTGCTAGCGTAGAGTCTACATAACTTTTAGAAGCCGCTGACGCTGCTGCTGTTGGAGTTACAGGTATAGTTACCTGACCTGTAAAAGTTGCTGTTGAACCTGATAAGTCTCCAACTAAAGTAGTTTCATTATCAACAGTAAGGTTATTTCCTACTGTTAAATCATTTGTAATTTCAACATCGTCTTGAAAGTCTAGGGTTATAACATCAGTAGTTGTGTTTTCCGTAACCTTAACTGTTGTTGATGTACCCTCAAGAGTGATGCTTGTATCAGTTCCTGAACTAGCATCTAATTCTATTTTAGAACTATTTGTACCACCTGCTCCAACACCTAACTGATAAGTTGTGTTTGTGTTTGGATTTGCAGGTAATGTAAAGGTTGTTACTTCATGGCCTGTAACGTGTCCTGTTGCGTTGGTAGTTACATCGGTGTACGCATCGAATGTTCCTCCAAATGATAAAGTGGCAGTATCTGTAGTCTCTGTGTCAGATTGATTGGCGTGACCAATATTTACACTACCTGATGTTCCTCCTCCTGTAATTGGAGATGAAACTGTAATAGCTGTAATATCTCCCTGAGGAATACTTGGAAAAGTAGTCAAAGTACCTGAACCGTCAATGTATTGAGAACTACTTCCTGCAAATGTAAAATCAAAAGTACCTGAACCTGTAATTGCTCCACCTGAAACAGTAAGAGAATCACCATTTGTAATGTTAGCATCTACACTAGTTACTGTTCCATCGTACTGATCATTTGAGGTAATAGTAATAGTAGAACCTGAACGAGTAACAGAGGTTGTTCCTGCTCCCTCAAACAAAATACTATCTGTACTAGATGGGTTTGTTGCTACAAGATTAACTGTTGCAGTTCCATTACCTGAACCTGTTGCTGTTAAATCATAAGTTGTGTTTGTATCTGCTGATGTTGAAAGAGCTACCCAACTTCCTCCTTCTCCATATTTTACAACATTATCAGTAGTGTTATAATATAATTGACCATCCACAGGAGTTCCTGCAGCTGCATCATTTATTTCGTTCTGAAGTTGAGGGTTGAAGAGTTCGTTTTTATTGAAATCAACGCTGTTCAAAAAATTAATTGCCATGTTTTTTTAGTTTAAATATGCTTTTCCTGTAAATCCTGCGGAAAATGTTAATGTTACGTTATTACTATCTATATATTCAACTTCGCCATGTATGACAAAATCGTTTGTATTTACAACTGAAACAGACGGAAATTTTCCTAAATTATGTTGTATGTTCCAGGTTGTTGATGACACTCCTTGTGTAAAAACAAAAGTAGAATCAGTATTATCTTGCCAAGACGCTGCTAATGTTCCACCGTCTTG